TGTACTACCACCAGTAAGACCGGCACGAGCAACACCTCTCTCGGTCAAGCCAAGAGCGCCACCTATCATCTTACCGCCTTTAATTGCAGCACCGGGACCTACAAAACTACCAAGAGCTTGCGATGCGGCAAGCATGGGGTTTTCTTTAACGTAACGAAAAGCGCCTGCGGCTTGCTCACCTAAGTCTTCAGACTGCATTGAACGACCGAGTTGATACTTAGCTTCGGCTGCAGTAAGTGATTGTTTCTTTTCGCCTTCTTCAATAAAGCGCCCGATAGCAGCAGAAGTTTCTGTGCCAGGTCTTACTAGATCAATAGCCGCTTTAGGAAGAGATGCTACGGCATTTGCAAACTCAATAGCGTAATCGTTTGCTGCACCTAATACACCTCGTTTTTCAGATACGCCCAAATAGCCTGCTACTTCCATAGGGGAAAGACCGGTTAGTTCGACCCCTTTATCTAAGATCTGTCGATCAGTTAGGTCTTTAGCCCACGGTGCTGCTTGGCGAATATCGTCAAACAAAGACATATTGTATTAATCCTTTAAGGCATTATTGCGGATGCAATGTTTCTATCTGTTTCGTCTGGTATTGCTTTAGGTGGTAATTTTGCCTGAGGTCTTGCAGCGCCAGGGGGAGGATTACCGTTAAAATTCTTAAATGCGTCAACAACTGGATTAGTCGCCCCGCCAGGCAATCCTGTAGCAGGAATATACTTACCTGGAATCTTAGGATCTGGGACAAATAACTGACCACCCGATGTAACTGAACCGTCAGGATTAACAGTTGGTCCTTTGGTATCAGGTGCTTTTAGTACTAAACCAATAGCCTGCTTTCTAGCCTCTGGTAGGGTATACGGCTTACCTGTTTTGGGATTAGGTTCTCCAGACTCAACAAGCAACTCAGCATATTCTTCGGCACGAGCTTTTGCACTATCTTTAGCCCCACGTCCACCGCTACGTAAGTAATCTGCATAGCCTTTGTAATATTCACCTTTATCGGCAGCTTCTTTCTCTTTAATCTTGATCTGACGCTCACCTTGCATATAGGCAATAACTTTATCTGGCGAACCTAAAAGACTTACAGACTCAGTCATAAACCGGCCCATAGCAGCTTCGGACAATTTATCCACTGCACTATTCAAGTCGCTAATAGTTTCTAGTACATCACCCTTAGGACCAAGAACTTGAATACGGCTACCAACGCCGTTCTTACCTTCTACAAACTTAAGGTTTTTTAAACCATTTTTAGAGGCAACATCATAGACACCTTTTAGTCCAAATGAATCAGCAGCTCCTCTGATAGAGGCTAAGTCATCGTTTAGTTTTTCTTGTTTTGTAAAGAACTTATCTTCATTTTCAGACTGGCGAACAATTTGTTTTAGCTGAATGGCTTCTAATGTACCTTTACGGCTAATCTGACCAGCGGCTTTTACATAGTCTTCCATGCCTTTAGCTTTTGTATACTCAGCAGGCTTCATCTCAGGAGCAGCTTGGCCAGCGGGAATAGCACCTTGACGCATAGCATTTTCACGCATTGCACCAGTAGCAGCTTCAGCAGATGCCCGCTCAAAAGCTTGATCTTCCGCAGTGTTTCCAGATAAAGCACCTTGATTAGAAAGCATCTGAGCTTGTTCAGTACCAATGTTGCTACCCGTCTTAAGGGCTTGAGTGTAATCATCAGATTGTCCTACTCTAGCTTGTGATTGACGCCATGCAGCATCAAGAGCTTCTTTCTCAGCAATATCTTTTTTAAGCTGCTTACGCTGCATATCCCGGAGTTCTTCTTCCCCAAGACGCTCATATGTATTTAATGCAGAACTAGCAAGTGCCCCGCCAAATGCGCCCCAATTCATATTAGTTCACCTTAGAGTAATCAACTACTTTATAACCATCTTCAATTGTGAAGACAGCACCAGGAATATGCTCAACCTCATGAGCCATAACACCACGGAATCTACCATGGCCAAAATACTTACGGTTCTTAAATTCAGGTTTGTATTCGTACTCATAAACCGTCAAACCGTTAGGCAGCTGACCAACCACTTCAATATTTTCTTTAGTGCGGATGTCAGAAGCAAGGTATAGTTTTGCCCCAGTTGCAGCCAAGCTACCAACCATAGAACCAAATCCTGCGGAGCTTGTAGCAGCAGCTTTTTCTCTTGCCTCGTATGCATTAACGTCAGCGTTGTATTTCTGAACGCCAAGTTGCCCAACATTATTCCAACCTTGCAATGCTCCTTGATTGGCTTGGCTCATAGAATTACCCATAGCACCATAATTAGCCATAGGTACTTGACCGGCTTGTAAAGCTTGATTACCTGCATTGAGAGCAAGACCCGTAGAAGTTGCTTGGTTACCAAACTGACCTTGTGACAAAGCAATTGCATCCATCTTTTTAGCCCAGCCTAACTGCTCAGCAGCAGTACGAGCACGATTAGCAGCCGCAGAACCAACCGCAGCTTCCATAATGGCGTTGGCATTTCCTGTAGATACAGCACGCCCAGATGTTGGGTCAATACCAAAACCTTGTAAACGACGCTGCTCATCAGCGGCTTTAATACCAAACGCAGATTTAACATCACCAAGGGCTTCGGAAGCTATACGCTCACGGTTTGCTGCTGTGTCATATTCTTCGGCAGCTTTATAAATGCTCTCACGCATTGGCTTGCCTTTTGTTTCAAACTCCTCCATGGTCTTTTTAGCAGAGCTAATCTGCATTTCTTGAAGCTCTTTATCTAAAGCAAACTGCTCGTCTGCACGAACTTCTTGTTTTTCAGCCTGTTCTTTCATTTTTGGCCAAACTTCAGTTTTCCAAGACTCAAGATATTCTCTAGAAATTTTAGCCATTTCCTGCTGGGCAATACCAATATTGGGGTCTGGAGCAGGAGCAGATCCGCCGCCACCGCCTTTGCCACCTTCAAGCGTCATACTACGAGCAAAAGGTCCACGCCCACCACGGGGAGAAAACGCCCGCTCGGGTAGCATCGATTCTAAGTCATATCTCATCGTTTAATCTCCAGCCATCGGCACTCTTCTTTTAGCATGCCATACAAAATTAAGTTACTACCATCGTCTGCACCCCGTCTAATTAAGCCCTCCCGCTTAAACCCAAGATGCTCATCAAACCTTTGTGCGTCTAAATTATCTTCTCTAACAAGTCCTGTAATTCTGTTACATTTTACCTGCAAAAAAGGGTAAGCAAAACAACGATATAGGTAATCTTTAGTCATCCATCGCCTACCTGGTACCGCTGCTACATGCATCATAATTGACGGCCCTGTGTACAAATTAAACACCACACCAGCAATTAACTCACCATCTTCTTCTAACCCAATTGCTACAGCTTTACCAAATTCATCTTCCCCGATTCTAGAACCGACCCAAGGAATTATCCTGTCTTCTTGGCCATAAATAGCTGTTTTCATTAGGTTTACTCACCTATATACCACATATACATCCTATTGTAAATCACTGTCCGGATGCATTCAATCTAATAATTATCTCATTTACTTTACTAATTACATCACTTAAAGACGCCGTAGAGTCAAGAGTTACAATTTCTCCAATACCAAGCCGAGCGCCTGTAATTGTTTCTACATTTTCCTTGATAGCCGATATTGCCTGATTTAAAGTTCTATCAGATGTGTTAACCGCAGGAATACCTGGTTTTCTAAAAGCCATTAAGGAGCAACCTGTCTAAGTTCACCAATTGAGCTTGCAATAGCCGCCATACGGACAGGGACATTCCCCGATAATAAGATCTCGTATACATACCCTTTTTGTAGGGCAGGCAGCCTAATTGGTTCTTGGGAAAGAATGTTAGCGGAGAAAACCTGTACCCCGTCAGCGTACAAAATAAAGTTTATGTATCTAGTATCCCCAAATGGCGGTACTGGAACAAAGTTACTACCATTAATAGGTAAGGCGTTTATAACTTCATTATTTAGCGCTCCGCCTTGTGTACCAGCGGCAAAAATAGCGTTATTAGTAGCAATAATTTGGGCAACAATTGCTTGGTAAGAATCTAAATCCCCCAAATATGTATAGTCTGCTTGGACTTTAGCAGCGGCAAAATTAGTCGGGTTTGGCATTACGAACTTTTTAGATTTCCATTCGTAAACAGTATTATTAATAGGGTCGCTGTCTAGCTGGTAAATATTATTATCTACAGTAGAAACTACAAATATATCAGCTGTAGAGCGGTCAACATATACTGACCTAGCTGAGTAGTCAAATTCTGATAATGGGGGTATATCTCCCCTTGCTATAACAATAGACTGAACGCCCGAAGCTAAAGTATAAAAACCAATATACAGGTTGTTATATATTATCCCCATCATGGTTTCAGGGTTTAATTGTGTCCACTCATCATGGGTATATAGGGGTGTAGTTACCACGTCTTGAGAGCCAGACCCTAAAGAAACCAATCCGCTAGGAGAAGCATAAAGTACACCATACTGGTCTGAAGCAATAGACTTTTTAGATACGCATGGCTGCGGAATTGGCAGCTTTTGCTGCGTCATAGATGCTGGAGATACACCTGAAATAAGGTATGGAAATCGAGTCGTTAATACTACTAGAGTGCTTTCATAAACCCCTAACCCGACAATCTGGTAGTCTACTGTAAGGCTGTAAATATCAGGCCATGCATGGGGGTAGTAAGGCTCTGAAAAGTAAATCTGGTTACCGATAAACCCTGCCAAAATACCGTTTGGCATAGCCACAAGGCCTTTTAAATCTGTAGGTGGGGTTGTCCAGTACAGGGACGGTAATTCAGCCCCTAATTGGGCTACAGTAAGGCTGTCTACATAACTAGTCGTGGCAATAGGGATTTCAGCTACAAAACTATAAACAACGTTAGTTGCACCTGTAATCGTTCTGTAAATACGACGATGTGTAATGTTATACCCTGTTGTGGGGGCAGCGGAAAACCCAGAAACTGTAACTGTTGTGCCCGCTACTGTGCTTACGGAAACTGTCTGCGCTGGGCTTGGGGCTGATTCTTCTTTGACTGTACCAAATGTGCTTACGTACGTATAAACGTACGCCCTTGTCTCTGTAGGGGCAGTAGTGCTAGAAGCCACTAGTGTTGCAGCTGCTGCAGGAGCAGGAACACCCATATATAACCATGCGTCAGGGAAAGGTTGAGTACCTGCTCCACTTGTTGTGGCTAATGCGTAGTTTGTCTTTTTTGGGGCTCCGTCGCCAGTATAGTAATAACGAAACTCATTAACATCAGCTACAGGGCCGGGAACTATATCAACATCTGTAGCCCATTCAAGCCAGTATTTATTTCCGCTAGGGCTGTCTATACGATATATAGTCTTATTGTTTGGTATGGTTAATTCATAAGCAAATAAAGGCTTTGCCCAAGACCGAAGTTCTCTAGACTGTAGTTTTACATTGTTGGCAAGCTGAGCTTGATTAGCCTCAAGCTGGGTAGGGCCTGTCCTAGGAACAATTCCTGAGAAGTCTTCGACCTTAATAAATGGCATAGCCCTACCTTTTTAGATTACTTGTCTGCTTCTTCGGCTTTTTCTTTAGCCTTTTTAGCAGGTTTTTCTTTGTTTAACGCTTCAAGCATTTCTTTACCCTCAGGGGTAATTTCAAACATGCCATCTTCGTTTGTTTTACCAACAAAAACACGCTTATCTAATATGCCGCAAATTAAATTACCAGCAACGATTTCAGCGTTTAACTTCTGTTGTACTTCGTCAAATGTGTAAGCCATGTACTTCTCCTTATGTAAAAAACTATTTTAGCTTAAAAACAAGGCTCTCTCGTCGTTTCTACGAGTTACCAAGCCTTTCAGTACTTTACCCCCAGCTAGCGTATATTTCAAGAACTCTTCTGCCGCCTCTTGCATTTCGCCTCGAATAACCTTCTGACGGAGGGTGCTGCGCTGTAGTGTTCCCAAACCAACATTAAAGCTAAAAGATACAAGAGCATCGAATTGACCTTGAGTGAGCTTGACAGGACAGAAGCGTTCAACACCCCGCTCAAAACGATTAAGGTCGTCTCTAAGAATTCCATCTACTTCCTCCATCGAAAAGGTACGATTATCTCGTTCTTCCAGTGCGTAAGCATCTCGCTCGTCTATTTTTAAAGCGCCCTGCCGTGGGTATAGTACATGCCCAACACCGATCGTCCACAATTTAGCTGGACAGCGATATGGACGCTGGCGAACGCCTTCGTGGTGCTTAATCATTTTGATAGCTTTATCACTCACACGCATGGACAATTAGTAAAAAAGTGTAGTTAACAAAAGCTGCCAATCCAAGGCAAACACCAAAAGGATAAGCATTAAATAAGGCAATAAACTCGTTCACTTCTTAAATGCCTGTGTTCCGAACCAAAAAGATACAATGGATGCCCAGATAATCTGGGTTTCGTCATCCCATAGGAGGTTTAGGGCTACATCAAAAGCCACTTCCCGATGGTAGGCAAACCAAAAACCAAATATCTCAACAAACATGAACATCAAGAACATGCCGTAGGTAATGGCTGGTCTTACCATCGCCCGTGAATTTGTAACCCACTGAGACGCACCTTTGCCAATCTCGATGTCGTGGGCATACAAAGACGCCCTTTCTTGGGCTTGGGTCTGCATCTCAATTTGCTGGGTCTTAATCTCTTCTACATGGGCTTGGGCTTGAAAGCCTTTCTCCATCATCTGTAGTTCCCGTTCCGTCTGCAAACGAGCCATTTCCATCTCATGCTTCTTGTCGGACTTATCTTGAAAAAATCCTAGTAGGCTAGGTAGTCCGCCTGACAGGAACGAAATTAGTGTTGTAAATAAAGTAATCATTGTTTAGTGCCCCATACTATGTAATAAGCAATCCAAGCAGCTGCCATAAAGCACCAAAACTGCACCCATTTAACCTTTGATAACTCAGCATCAAAATACTTTTTATCCTCTTTTTCTAGGCGCTCAATTTCTGTTTTGATGTCTAAAACCTTTTGCCATTCTTTTGTGCCGTACTTCTTTATAAACTCTGTTTTTGCTTTGTACTCTTCATCCGAAATTTTCTTTTGATGCTTGTACTCTTCAAGGGCTTTAAATATTGCCCGTTCCTTCTTAAACTCTGCTTCTCTACGCTCACGAATCCTTGCGTTTGCTTGCTGCTTTGCAACATCTACAGCTTCTTTTTGAACATCCTCAATGTTCTTACCAATTTCTCGGCCAGCTTCTCGCCCAGTCTTAATCCCTTCGCTGATGCCTTTAGCACCCGCTGACAACCCCAAATCGTCCGGCATAGCTCATTCTAGCTTCCAATTTTTATGTGGCCTGCGCCAGCCAAGTAAGTTACAAGTGATAAAGCCCCTAAGCCAACGACCCAAAAGAACTTTTTAACTACTGACTCACCAATTGATGTATATACGTTTTGAATAACTTTTTCGGTTACCCGTTCTACGATATGCTCAAGTTGCTCATCAGTTAGGGGAAGATGTGGTTTTTCGTTGGACATACCGTAGCCTATTTAAGGTTGCGTAGTTTATAAAGGGTTGACAGATAAGTTTCTACCGCAGTATCAATAAGATTCTGAATAGGTGTGTCTGTCTTCTCAACGGCAGTATATCTAATCTTTTCAAGCATTCCAAGATGCTTTTCAAGAATGTCTGCAATATCACCAGTATCTGTTTCGGTGAGCATAGGAATTTTACCAATTAGCCCATGACGACCTTGATATGCTTCTGCAATAGAATCTGCATTGTCAACGATTGTGTCGTAGAAAGAACCTAAAGCCATATGTTGTGCGTATGACTTAGTATTTAAGTGCTCACGATGAGCGACTTCTCGGCTTAAAAACAAAATGGCTATTAGGCGTGCAATCATTTTTATTTAACCTCTGGAAAAGATAAGTCTAAAGAAGCCAACTGCTCTACAGTCGTAACCGCAGAGATGCTTGTTTCTAACTCTGTAGCCTTTGCTACTACGCTTGCACGATAAGTAGCGACAGAACTAGGAATATCAATATTGCGTTCTGCTTTACGGATTACCATCCAATCAGTCTGAGCAAGGATAGAACCAGCAGTAGTCTTTACTTGAGAGATAAAGTTAGACTTTAATCCTTTAGTTACTAATCTCTCTGTGCTATCTACCATCACAGGATTCTGTGGATCTGTCTTGTCTAATACTTTGACATACATAGGATTACCATCTTGATCTACTTCTAATTTATCCTCTAATGCCTTGGGAGTATTGATGTCACCATTCCAGTAGAATCTGTCATCGGCACGAACAGCATCAGCTTCCCATGTCATACCGATAGCAGACTTATCTTCCTCAGATGCCAAGCGAATCCAGTTAGCAGGGTATTGAATATCGTTGTGTGTAAA